TATCCCTGTAAGAGATTGAGGATTCCACCAAAAATCTATACTCCATCTAGCTTGGGTAATTCCCATATTTCTAGGGATTTTAACTTTTGCCCCTGCGGAGGAAAATAGAAGCGATCCTGCTCCAAACTTTTTAGCGATAGTAGAAACTGTAACAGTCCCTTGGGTGGTTATTGATTTATTTCCATAGGCATCTACTATGGTGCTTATTGTTGTTGTGTTATCCCCTCTTAGTAAAACAGGAATGTCCACAATATATTCTGGTTGATATTTTCCATAGACAGGAGCGAATTGTTTAGACTCATAAGAAATCTCACTAGAAAGAGGGTTTCTTCTTAAATAGATATAATTAGTTGCTCCTTTAGTTATTTCAACGAATTTATTTTCTATTGGCAAGGCTATCGTATAATCGTTTTGTCCTCTGGTGGTAAATCCGTCTGCTATAGTAACAACACTCTGGACTTCTGTTAAATTTAGTTCCGCCGATCCTTGAATAGAAGTGGGAACAATACTTAAAAGAGCACACTCGGCTATCATTATGCTTGCCCCACCCTGATTAGTTTTAACAAATAATCTATAAAAGGTGTAAGCGGTTGTGTTTATGAAATCAAAATAATAAGTTTCATTAACTATCCAAGTTTCAGTATCCATCCATTCTTTTATGTCAGTCCATGCGGTGTTATCATTTGAGCCTTGGATAACCCATCTTTCAGGCATTTCGGTTGGTAGGCTTCCTGATGATGATAATTTGACCCTGTTGATTGTTACCGCTACAGGGAAGGCCATCTTTAGCCATTCGTTTGTTGCTCCTGTTGACTCCCAAAAAGTTCCTGCTGTTCCATCAAAAGCCTTCCATGCACTAGCTGTTCCCTTCTCAGAACTTGCTGTAACAGTATATCCTGCTTGAGCAGATGCGGACATGGTTGGAGATATTTGGGTATAGTCGGTTTTTTTGATAAGGCTTTCAACTTGGGTGGAAACAGTTGGGGTAACAATATCAGATGATTTATACCCATTGTATTTTATTTCGTGAACTCCAAAAACACCACTATAGTAGTCGTAGCCTACACACCGCATGAATTTAGTTAGTGTTAATGGAACGTTCCAAGCAAGTTCTGGCCCTTTGCCGTTAGAACCACCAACACCAGTGACATAAGTAAAATTAACTCCGTCCATAGAAGCGTAGAAATAAACCTCATCAATATCTTTAGTGTGTTGAGGGCCATTAAAATAAACATAATTTATATAAAATGGCTCTGGAAATTCTATTTGAACATAGCTTCCGTTATACATTTCATAACTTCCAGTTACCCCATAAGAGCCTACTTTATTGAAAACGACCCAAGCATTTACAGGACTATGCCCTGGATAAGTCCCTGATGAGGTTACAATATAACCGAAACTATTATTTGAAGGTAATGCCATGGGCGGAACTTCATAATAGGGTGCAACTGTAACGGAGTTATTCTGAGTTTGATAAGGCCCAGTTAAAATAGTCTGCCTAGTTTGTAGTGGAGAATCCCAAGTAGCTATCTCTGTTGCCTTGTTTGACATTAGATGGGTTACTAAATTAACTCCACCTTCTCCTGCAAATACTTCAATTATGTCACCTTGAAGAACCTGTAACGGAACACCTTGAGGGGTTTTTATATTAGCATTATTAATAATTACAGAACCAATATCTTGAAATAATAAATATTTAGATGCTCCTTCTTGGAGGGATTTTCCCATAGCTATAACATCACCAGTTCCAGTAACATGAGCAAAATTTCCACTATGTTCCCACACATTAATATATCCACTCTGGATTACTAAATCATTTCCTCTTTTCTGCCATTGTGCCATAGGGAGAAAATTAGGATATGATTGAGGGGAATAAGATAGGATCGAATAATAGGTATTGGATAAAAATTCATTTATTACTGCATTATCATCAAGGACTACTTTAATTTCTGTTCTATCAAGATCGGCATTATAAATTGATTCGGAGATAAACCCATAGACGAAATTAACCGCCATTTGAAGTTTTACCCTTCTGAATTTATGATAAACCTTTGTTCTATCTCCATTTATATAAAAGGAATTAGCGGATTGGAAAACCCCAATATCTCCTTCGATCCATTCGTTATTTACTTCTTCTTCCTCTCCACCTGTTCCACCGCCAATAGTGAAGTCGTTTATCCCTGATATATTATCGTAAGTCCAAAGAAGGTTGTCGTCCTCGTCCATGAAAACGAATTTATACTTTCTCCCTTCCTGAATCCAAATAGGCTCATCAGGAAGCCCATATTGATTTAAAATAATGGGGTTGGTGTGCTGAACAGTTCCACCCCTATCAGAATAGGTAATTGTAGGAGTAGTGGTTTCTGCCTGGTAAGACCAAATCTTCCCACCCACTATGAGCGTTCCATCTACATTATAAACTTGGCTATTACCTATTGGTGATAAAATCATTTAAGCCTCACTTTTGTCCTGTTCTTGCTGCTGCTCCGCCTAATTCAGGGAATAATTTCTGTAGGACAGGTGCAAGTTTATTTAATTGTGGAGAACCCTTTAAAATATTTTTCATAACTACATCAGAGGTTAATCCTTTGGCTGCCAGGTTCGCACCTCCCATCATCCCTAGAATCCCTAATAAACCTCCTGCTGTTCCTCCTGCCAATGACCCTGCTCCACCGCCTAAAAGGGGTAAAATCATGGTTTCCAGGTTTTGAATAGACTTGGTTCTTTCTGCGGTTGGAGAAATACCTTTTAGGAAAGGTTTAAATGTTTTATTTATCTCAGCAGCAATTTCAAGGTCAGGCATTAAATCCTGTCCACCTTTTAAAATCCCTTTCTGCTTGGACTTTGAAAAGAGTTTATTTATATCAACATCACCCGACATTGGTGTAATAACAGAATCTCTTATTCTGGAAACTTTCGCCATTTGAGTTCTAGCACTTTTTAAGCTCTGAACCATGTCGCCTTTGCCCCTAAAGGAAAGATTTCTTTCTGCCGCATCCTCTAGTTCATCACTAAGTTGTCTTAGATAGAATTGGGTTTCCCCTCCGGCATCCCTGGCCATATCTCGAATCATTTTTGTACTGGACACGAAATCGTTGCCGGACATTTTTCCAGTTTCCATTTCTTTAACAACTTTAGATGCCTTTGCGAGATTTCTAAATTCATCAGCAGTTGTTTTCTCTCCTGCTTTTTCCATTTGGTCAGCTAATTTCATTAGTGATTTATCTTCTGGAACAGTAACTTCCTTCTGGAATTTTGCTAACATTTTTTTAACTGTAGGAGATACGCTTTCATCCTTGATTGTTACATCAACTATTTTTTTATTTATATCCTTAACTTTACCTTTAAAGAAACTATCAAGTGTGATTTCATCAACATTACGAAGGTTCTCAAATCCTTCCTCTGCTGTCTGCCATGCTTTATTTAGGAAATCTCCTGTCGGAGCTTCTGCTGCTGATTTTGGGTCTATAGCTTTAACCGCTAGCTTATTATATGCCTTCTGATTTTGCTCTGCTATTTCTGCATAAACTCCTGCCGAACCAGGGGAGCTTCTTAATCCTTCTTCAATAAAGCCTAAAGTCTTATCTCCTGTAACCTGTCCAGGGGTTAATTTAATCCCTAGATTTTCAGCTTGTTCTGCTAATTCTTTTGTGGCGACAGCACCGACTTTTTTAGCTGTAGGTCTGCCTAGTGCGGCTGCTCCCTTTCCAATAAGACCGCCTAATCCTCCTGCTGCTCCACCGATTCCTAGTTGTTTCGCTTTATCTCCCCAAAACCCTTCTGAGCTTTCTGATTTAGTTGGGGTTGCTAAAGCTGATTGTAAACCACCTCTAACGACCGCTTTCGCTATAGGGCCTTTGAACATACTTAATCCTGCTCTACCAACATTGGCAGCAACCGCAGGGGCGGCAGTACCACCACTCAGTAGTAGCTCTGGAATGGATTGGCTTAAAGCTCCTAGAAAATAACCTATCCTGCCAGGAGTAGAATCATATTTTGAGGCTATCTCATTAGCGTGTTGAGTTACCTTGGCGAAATCTTCTTCATTCCCTGCAACCTTGTGATAAATTTGTTTAACTGTGTCTGGAATGTCGGTATAGGATGCCTTAAAGCCTTCCCATCCTTCTTTCAATCTAGGAAAGTCCTCACCATATTTTTCGGCAGACTTTTTATCTTTATCAGTAGGATCAACTGCCCCTGGAACATTTACTTTAGATTGTTCTAATAATGCGTCTATTTCATCTTTTTCTTTAGGCTTTTCTGATTCGGATGCAACTTTTCTTTCCTTTTCTTTTTCAATTAGTTTTTTTTCTTCCTTAGTTCCTTTAAGAAAATTATTTCCCCACCAATGAACAAATTCTTCTTCTTCATCTGGTGGTGGTTCTTCATACTCAGGTTCAGGAGGTGATGCTTGACCAAACGGAGAACGGTGTCCTTTAAATTCTTCTTCTGGTTCTGGCTCTGGTACAGGCATATCAGGGATTCCGCCAGGAGCACGAAAGCCCTTGAACTCTTTATTGATTTCATCTTCGCTTTGAATAAGGCGGTTTCTACCTATATCTTTGGCCATTATTTCCCCCCTCTTTCATTCACTCTTTTTTTCATGGCCTTTAATTGAGAACCTGTTCTTGCACCACCAGGGAACATATAAGTTTCATCATCCTTTAGATTTGAAATGGTCGAGTCTGGAACATTCACTATTGGCATATTAACATTTTTATATTTTTTATTAACTTCATTCCAGTCAATAGGAAGTGGTTTAGCCCCTTGCATATCTTGGGCAAAATAATCTTTTGGAGAAAGCGATAATCCGTTATCTACCGCCACACCTTTAGTGTTATTTACTACGGAAGGATTGTTGCTAGTATATTCTGTCCACGCTTCATCTGCTCCTTCGGTGGTTTGATTCTTTAATCCGTACGCAGTTTTGAATCTTCTATATTCCATTGACCTATCTAAGTCTGATCTCATGTGCTGAATAATATTCCAGTTAGTTTTTGGATTATTAGTCATAGCAGGCTGTGCTTCCTCATACATTTTTCTTTCTGCTTCGGAGTCAAATAGTCTGGACATTCCTTTAGGGATATTTTCAAATGAGAGTCGTCTAAACTGTGCTCTCAGTTCTTCAAACTCTGGGTTTCTCATATACTCGCCTACGATTCCCTTATATTGTCCAGTATCCACATTGGGCATTAAATTTTCACCATCGACTTTTCCGACTGACCTTTGGATTCTATTTAATTTATCTCTATTCGCAGCTTCATCTTTAATAGGAGTCTTGCCAAATTCCTCTTTAAGCTCCTTCTTAATTTCTTGCTCTCTCTTAATTGCTTGAGAGGTAGTCTTAGGTCTAGTCATAGGATTTAATTCAGGGGTAAATCTCTGAGAGAAATTCCACTCTCTCGGATTGGCTATAGTCGCACCAGGAGCTTGACCTATTTGAGCAGCAGGGAATCTTCCTCCGGCATCCATAGCACCACCTGGGCCTGGTTGTATTCTTCCTGGGGCCTGACCTACTTGCGGTCTTTGAGCAACGCCTGGGGCTTGTCCTCCGCCTCCACCACCGCCTAGAGCAGGGATTCCCTCTACAAACTCTTGTTTATGTTGTTGATACGCTTCTTTTCTTTCTCTTAGTCTTTGAGCTTTTACCGCAGTAGGATCAATAGTATAAGTTTTATTTCCTGCTTTAATTACTACTTTGGCATTTTTAGCTTCTGGATGTTTAAGTAAAAAATCTTCTTCTGCCTTTGCATCATCTAGTTTTTTCTTTTCTGCTACTCTGGTTTTTTCAGTTATTTTAGAAAGCTCTAAAGCTGCTTTTGTACTGGCATCTTGTCTGTTCGCTTGAAGTTTAAAGGCATCTTCACCAAATCCATATTTAGTTAGATTAGAAATAAGTTTTGGCTCACTTAATGTTCCATCTTCATTTAATGATTGAGAATATGCTGCTCGTTTAAGACCTTGGGCGAACCTTTCCTCTAAATCTAGTGGTGCAGTTTTTGTTCCTAGCCCTAAATCATCCCTAAGTAATCCACCTTCATAAGAACTTAATCCCCCTCTTATAGCTTCAGGATTAAGTAAGCCTCCCAATAACTCTCCAAAAAATCCAGGCCCTTCTTTTGGCCCTTCTTCTTTTCCTATAGCAGTTTGTTCTTCCTTTTTTTCTGAATCTGCATATTCTGGCTCTGGAAGGCTTTTCAAACCACCAGGAGCACGAAATATTTCTTTAACTGCTTCTGGAAGTGAAGAACCTTGAGTTTGTCTTTTTCTTGCGATAACAGGAGGTGCTTCTTCCATTATAGGAGCACTTTCGGGATTAACTATATTAGTTTTTAAAAGTTGTTCAAAACCGAAAGGCCTTGTTGTTCTTTTAACTCTATTATCTGCACCTTTTTTTGTGAAAAAGGATTCCATAGGGTCGGCTACAGGGTCAGATGAACCTCCAAATAAAGAATCCCAAAAATTTCCAGTCCCTCCACCTGTTAATGGCATATTTTCCCCCTAACGAAAACGATTAATTACATCATTCCATTTACCGCTACTCTTATTTTTCATAAGTTCCCTAGTTATTATTGCAGCTAGGGCATTAGCATTATTTTGTTGTTGCGGTTGTTCTTCTTCTTCATCCTCTGGACTTGGAAACATTCCACCAAAAAGGCCCTTGCCTCCTGCCATCATTCCTAGCTTTGGCATCATTCCCATTAGACCACCACCGCTTTGATTTCTCATTAAATGTTGTAAAAATTCCAACATATTTTACTCCTTAAAACATTCCACCCAATAGCCCACCACCTAGTGCCATTCCGCCGCCTGCTAATGCACCTGGAATCCCACCAGTCAAACCACCTTTAAGACCTCCCATAAGAGTATTACCTATTATGCTTCCGAGGCCTTTTGATTTAGAGGCTAACTGTTGTGCTCTTTGCATCTGAAATTGTGCCGTAGGGTCTTGGCCTCTAATATCTGCGAAGGTATCAGTTTGTTTTCTTCCCCAGTCAAGCATCCCTGTTCTGAAATTTAATTGATCTGAATAGTTTTGGTATGCCCGATTATAAGCATTTCCATATTCTTGAGAGGCCAAATCCTGTCCGAATTGTTGAGAAGCCTTAATAGTATTTCCACTCATTAAACCGCCTCTTGCCATAGCGGAGTTTTCAATAGCTTGCTGACCTTGTTGTTGTCTAAATCCATAACCAGGGTCTATTTGAACTGTGGAAGGGTCAAATTTATATCCGCCTGATTTATAATAATCCCCAAAGTCCTTGACCATTGTATCGCCAAGTTCTTTATATGGTTTATACATACCAAGTTTTTCTTGATATTGTCCCATCATAGTATCTTGGGCCTTTTGCATTTCTGCGGCGGCCTTCTTTTTTCCTGATGAACTAAATAAGCCCATGACTTACTCCTTCTTCAAATCTTCCAATTCCTTAACTAACTCATTAATCTTTTTCTGTAGTTGGTCAAACCATATTAACCAGGACATATCAGTATTCCTCTCTGGTAAATTGTATATGCTTGCTGTTGGTCGTGGAACTAGCTGATCCATTTTTACCTCAAATTTATAAATGCCGAGATTATCCTTCTCTCGACCAAATCAGTAATCTTTAATCGAAAAACTATATCCCTGGCAGTACCTAGCCTTCTCCAAATTAGTCTAATTAAATACTGGCCTAGTTTACCCATCTTTCCAAAAATCTCAGGTGTCCAGGTAAACCCACCATCTTTTGAATAACTTAAAGTGGCAACCGGAGCTTGGTTATAATCGTCGTTTTTCCCTAGCCCTACTTCCATTTTAAATTGGATGGCATCTACTGTAAATCTTTCCTCACCTACGCTTGTATGCCTTCCTATGAACTCAAAATCTTGGAAATAAATATCATCCTTTAGCCCATCAGGGTTTAGTCTATAAATTGTCCCATCAACGCTAGAAGTGAAAAGTTGATCTTCGTATCCATAAACCCCCAATTCATAAATATGACCTGGCATACCTCTAGTTTTTCTCTCTCCCCAAAGACCAGTTTTCCCATCATAAAAATATGATTTTCCATTTTCGTGAAAGGTAACTTGATAGATTGGGGAGCTATTAACATTATATCCAACGGCAACATGAAAATCAGGAAGGTCTAATTTTCTTATTACTTCGGACATTTCAGCATTGGTTATATTAGTTACTGCTTGTCCTCTAATGGAGTAGAAATTTTTTCCTTCTGCGTGGCTATTTCCTAAGAATATTATTTCTTCGCCAAGTCTTACAATATGGCTATCAGGGTTAGTGTCAAGCGAAGCACTCGTTCCATAATTCAAAACTCCACCACTCATAAGGGAGTAGGGAAACTGTGGGCCTCCGTCGTTATACCAAATTTCTATGGTCTGATTTCCCATGAGATAAAATGTTCCAAAATTCCCATTAGTTATAGCAACGATATTATCAGCATAGGTTTCTGCCGTAGCAAAATTTAGACCTTCCCAGGAAAGACCATCAAAAATATTAGAACCATAAAATCTTCCACTCGCCAAAAAGATAGCTAAAAATCTTCCTGTATTATAAATAACCCCTATAGGATTAGGAGGGAAATCTTCATCAGTTATTTTGGTTAAAGTTTCAGCTTCATTCGCTTTTGCTTCCACATCAAGTTTTATAATATATCCTGCTACCCCATCAACAATCATTAATTCGATTCCACTATCGGCCATTTGAATAGGAGTATCGGTGGTTTCTATAGTTCCAATTAATAAAGAACCACCACCTCGAATTATTTTAAAGACTTGATTCCCTACTACAGCGTAAACTCCGCCTGTCCTATTTTGAGTTGAATAGATGGCACGAATTTTTTCTGCTCCCAAATAAGTGAATTTTTCAGAGCCATGAAAGCCCATCAAAACTTTGCCTCTTTCCAGAGCAGGATCGACGATATAATGACAATTAATATGTGCCATAGAGGAAACTATGGGGGAGATAGCTTTAAGGTCTTTACCAAATAAATCTATCTCCTGCATTTTATTCCCCTGTTCTTATATTAAAGTTGGCCTTCGTAATTTCACTCATATTAGGAATTTCTGTTTGAGATAGGATAGGCTTGATGTTCATTCTCTTTACTGCCGCCAAAGAATCGGTTGCCGATTTAATAACCACTTCTGAAAGTTGAAGTCCAAATTCTGGTGCTATTTCTAATGCTAAATTATATGCCAAGGCCCTGTCCCATCCAGGAGGAATTATCACTTCATCAGAGGCATTATCTAGTTTTGTTATCTTCTTGAAAACGGAAGATTCTATCGTATATGCCATGTCTGGATTTGGGTATAAATAAACTTTTCCCAGAGGATAATCAGGACTATAATAAAATCTATCGGGAGTTCCTGTGCCCATTTTATCGCAGATTGGATCATAGAAATCTTTCTCAATTTTAGATAATTCGTAGGTTGCTCCGTCTGGATGGGTAACATACATTCTAAAAATTTTGTCAGGTCTTTCAGAATCGAAATCTCCGCCTACTCCCCAGGTAAAATAGGGAAGCCCAGGAACATTGGTGTAGCTCTCGTTAGTTTTTGTATAGATGGTTAGAGCATCTAAAGACCAGGAGGAAAGTAGTTGGTTAAGAGCAGTTAGGCAATCGGATGTTTCCTCTGCTGTCGGGGCTTCTCCGACTCCTAGAGCACCAATTAGCCTCATAGCCCTTCTAATTAGTTCTAGGCCTGTCATAATTCCCCCTTAAAAAAAGGGTGAGCAGATGCCCACCCTCAATTAAAAAATTAAGCCAAGATTCTAACGGCTTGAGAATTTCTTAGTGTCTTGTATCCATAAAGAACATCAATACGACAAGGGAACAAGTCATTATTAATGTCATAGGCACGAACAATTCTCATGGAGATTCCATCCATTACTTCTCTAGCTGAGAAATCTACACCTTTTGGCATTACAAGGTCTGCTGTTGCAAAGGTAAATGCATCCTTGTGGAATAACATTCCTTGTTCAACAGAGCTTCCTGCAAGTGCAGCAAAGGAAAGAATGGAAGTATCAGCAGGAGCATTTGAAACATTTTTATATGCCCCTGTAGGAATTATCTCAGTAGTTATCAAAACTGTCCCAGTAGCAGCAGTAGCAGTAAAATCAGTGGCCACAGAAAATCTTTTCAAATCTCCTGTTACTTCTAAAGTTTCTGGTTTAACTGCGAAAACACCAGGGATGGTAAAACTTTGTCCTCGTTTAAGAGTATCCCCTATGGTGAACCCTGCTAGTAATAATTGGCTACCAGTTTGATTAGCACCACTAATTGAAAGAGCAGTTGTTACTGCTGTTCCTGATACTTGAGGGCCTATTAGAGTATTTGAAACCCAGTCTGATCCTGCTGTTCTTCCCATGATTCCTTCCTTGTACTGATTAGCAATACTTGTGGAATCTTGGAAAAGACCTTTTAAAGCATTTACTATTTGTGCTTCCATGTTGGGAGTAATCATAGTAGTTCTTTGAGAAGGTGGGGCAAGGTTTTTATCTAGCTGAGCTTTTGCTAGAAGGTATGGAAGAAGGTCTGTTATTGGTGTTCCTGGTGTTCCTACAGTAGCAGGAATATCTGCCATCATTGTTAGAGCATCTACTTCGCAAGATGCTGCCAAAACTGACATAGCAGGCTCTAGGATTCTATCAGCAAAATCGTCTAACGATAAAGTTAGTTCGGCTGAACTGAAAGACATATCGACACCTTTTTGCTTGTCGATTTTCAGGGTTACGCTTTTTTCGATAGTGTCTTGAGGGGCAAGTATCGCACCTGTTCTTACGGTATATTGATTAGGTAATCTGATTCTTAGTGAATCTCCAATCTTTGCACCAGACTGAGCGAATGAGTTATCATACTGACGATTAATATTTCCAATGAAATTCATTTTAGCGTGTAGAATTTGTAACGCCTTCCTTGTAATCATAAGGGGCGTTAATAATGTGTTTGTGGCCATTTAAATCTCCTGTTTAAAAAATTAATTAATTTTATTATTTTCTTTGCAGGAAATTTAGGCCTTCCAGAAAGCCCCGAAGGTGAGTCGGTTTTTCACCAAACGACTAAGCGATAAAGTCATTATATTCGGGGCGTTGATTTAAGTCAATCTATTTTGCCTGAACCTGGGATTAAAGGGGGAAGGTTTCATAGAACCTCCATGATGTTTTTTATATGATAACTTAATATCTTATTCTGCCAATCTTTTTGAGCCTTGCTCTTTCCTTTTGTAACCAAGTATTCATGTCGTCTTTATCACTAGGCCCATCTGGGATGGATACGCTGCCCTTTGTGGCACTAATAGGCTCAGGAGCATTTGTAATTTTAGTCGTGGTGGATTTATCATCCTGA